CAAGATGAATTAGCTAACATTAAATATGGCGAAGCTGTACAAGGATCAGGTGGAAAACAAAGTAAAAATAAACAAGTACGTAAACGTTATAGCCATAGCGTAATTCCTGGTCTTGCAGGTGGTTATTATAAAGCTTTAGAAGATAAAGCAGGTCTTACTTTAGGTAAAAATCCGGTTCAATTTGCAGGTGCTGTTGGTGCTCGTTTATTAACTGATGTAGCTGATGATGCTACACGTCATACTTATTGGCGTTACAACCATCCGATGGCCATTGCTGATGTGTTAGCTGAACAAATTATTGGCGATAAAATTTATGATTATAATTCAGCGCAAAGAGCAGCTATTGAATTAGCAGGCGTTGGCATTCCAGTCGGTGCTCATTTAGGAGTTTTTGATGCAACTAATATAAGTGAATTGGGTCGTCCTAAAGGTTTTGCACAAAATTACGCTGAACCAGGTACAGAAGATAGGCGTGAAACAAGCAATCCAATTGCAGAAAGTTTTGATCGCTATATTTTGGGAAGACGAGGTCGTCCTTTAAAGTATGAAACTGCCAAACAAGATATTCCTGATCTTACTAAAGAAAGGTATTCAAACTATATGAATACTTTATATAACGATAGAACTTCAGGTGTTGTACCAGGTGCAGCAATTGCCGGTTTAGGTACTGCAGCTGCCTTAGCAATGGGTGGAAATAAATTAAGAAATGTTCTGGGGGGAGGTGCGTTAGCTGCGGGTATTGGAGCAGGATTAGGTTCTACAGGTATTTTAAAAACAACATCTGAAAATTTAGAGGGTAAACCAGAAGCGTTGATTGTTGGCTTTCCAGTAGGTCTTGAGTCTGCTGGAGCATTAGCTGGTGGTGCTGGTGCAGTACGTGCAGGATTGAATTTACCTGTAAAGAAAGGGCAAGCAAGACCTAAAACACTTACTGTTGCAGGTTTAGGTGCAGCAGGCGCAGCAGGTGGTGTTCTTGCCGGTAAATTAGCGAACCGTGTTATTGCTGCTATGGGTCAACCGGATTTACCAACAACTCAAGAGTATGGTATTAGTTGAGATAGAATTTAATTAATATAGTATCGATACAAAAGAATGGCATCTGAACGTATTCCTCAAGGTGGCGGTTTAGCTGTTTACGATCCACTTCTTGCTGCTCAAGGATTTTTTCGTGATCCACGTGCAACTGGTAAATATTATGCTGGAGTAGGTCAACAAGCATTTACTAATTTACAAACTAATCTTGGGCAAAAGACTGCTCAAGGTGCACAACAAGCTGGTGCTTTATTTCCACGTAGTGCGATGCTTGGTGGTGCATTGGGCGCTGTTCCTGGTGTTGTTGGTGGTGTTCAAGATCTTCAAGAAGGACGGTTGCTTGAAGGCGGTGTAACTCTTGCTGGCTCAGCTTTGAGCGGTGTCGGTGGAGCTATAGCATCAAGAAGGATTGGGGGCGCTAAAGGTGCATTGATTGGTGCAGGCCTTTCAGCACTTGGCGGGCTTGTTTCTGGCGGTGCTGGTGAAGCTCTTGAAAGAAAGAAAGCAGAAGATACAGGTCGTCCTATTGCAGGAAGGGAAGGGAGTTCTTCTGAACGCCGTGGACGTACACGTAAAGATGCTGAGCTTGCATTAGAACTGCAACAGCGCAGCATGGATCAAAATATGCAGTTTTTGACTCAATACACAGGCATGATGCTTAATGCTCAAACTGAGCAGCTAAAGAAAGAAATGCCTCTTATTCAGAAACTTAAAGATCAAGATCTTGCTCGTCAGCAAGCCTTGATTAATACTCAAGGTCAAAATTACGCCATGCTCGGTACCATGGCAACCATGGGTAAACTTTCTACCGGAGCACAAGAACAAGCAGGCGCGAACTTAAGGACTGCAATGACGAGCAATCCTTACGCTAATTCTGTTCTTCAGGCGCCTTCCATTAGCTTTGGGTGATCACTATGTCGTTTTTAGGTTTAGCTGGTAAGTATGCAGATGCCTTTGGAGCTATGGGAGGCATGAGCTTTGATCTGACACCAGGTTTTAATTTAGACTACACAACTAAACCGCCTTTAGGTGGTGATAGTACATTGCCGAGTTCTCCGGAAGGACCAAAAGCTGGTGGGTTTAATATCGGCGGCGTTCAATTTGATCCTTCTAAATTAAGCGGAGATCAACTCCTTGCTTTTGCTATGTATAAGGATCAGAATGATCCTCAAAAGCAGCTTGAGTTGATGAAGGCATACGATGAGATTCAAACGAAGCAAGCCGATAAAATGATGAAGTACGGCATGCAAGCAAACCTTATGGGTGCATTGCTTAAGGATGTTCCAAAGGCAATTACAGCTGCTGCTACACCGCCTCCAGGATATTACCAACGTTTAGCTGAAATGGGCCAAGCACCATTTACAGCTGCTCAAGCAATGCCTCTTGGTGGAGCAGCTACAGGTAACTTTGGTTCAGGCAGGTCGGGCTATTTTAGGAACGTCTGATTAGCATTAGCTGCAGTAAAATAACTTTAGAACGTGTATCCAAGTGTTTGAATCTTTTGCTGGTTCTTTAAATAACTTTGGATCCGCTTTTACGCCAGGTGGTTCCGTAAGTTCTTTTTTGCCATCATCAGGATCACCATTTGGTTCTTTTGGCGACTATTCAAGTTTTGGTTCTTCAGCAACTTCAGGAGGTGGTGGTATGTTAGGTGGTTTTGGTGGGTTGGCACTAGCTGGTGGCCTTGGCATTGGTCAGGGACTTATTGGTATGTTTGGCCAGCAAAATCAAGCATCTGCAGCGAGAAACCTGTCGCGTGAGCAAGCTAGGCGAGCTGAAAAGCTTCTTAATACACAATTCGACAGAATAGGGCAGCTTGAAGGTAAAAGATTTGAATATGGACTTGCTACAGATGCTTTTGGATATGGTTTAGAACGTATGGCAGCATTAGATTCAAGTAGAATTAAAAATAGTCCTGATTATCTGCAAGCAACTGGTCGTGAAGTAGGCGCCAATATTGCAGGGCGTTTCATGGATCCTACTTACGCAGCTCGTACTGCTCAAATGTTCTACGGTTAAAACAATGGATCCTTTTGAATGGCTAATTCCTAAAGCAAACGTACCAAAGACCGCATCGAGTCTTTATGGCTTGGTTGGTCAAGGTGGCTTTACAGCTAATGATGCTTTCTTAAACGCCACTCAGGGTATGGACCCTAGGGCGTACGATGATTTCTTAAGGACTAGCGAAGCTCAAAATTTACTTGGATACGACTTTTACAAAGAAGATCCAGAGCGTGCTCTTCGTCTTGCAGAAGATACAGCATTTACAACATTTGGTGATCCAAATCTTCCAAGTGGTTTAGTTGAACGTTATACCCAAGCAGCACGCGATGCAGGCCGTACTGGTTCTCCATCTGAGATGCGGCAATTTATTGCTCAATCATTAGCTTCTAATGCAGCCTATGCTGAACCACGGACAGTTAATGATTACGAACGCCAGATGGCTGCACGAATGGGCAATCTGATGTTTAATGCAGATGGCACTAAGTCTGGACGTTATGACGTAGGAAAAGGGATTGTCGAATCATATAATAAACTTAAAGACAAAGATTTAGCTGGTAAATACGCACAGTATTTCGGCTAAACATGGAGGAAAACTGATGAGCAATTTTGAGTCATTTGATGCCCTTTATAGTAGTTTTGGTACTGGTAATACAGAAACTAGAGATAGATTAAAAGAAATTTTTAATAATCCTGGGAACTACACCCAAGATGAAATTAAAAGTGCATATTCTTCTGCATTGGAAAGACCGGCTTACGGCGGTCCTATTAACAGAAGGCATTACAGAAATATAGGCACCGATGACGACGATTGGGTGCAGGATGAAAATGCAGTTGCAGCAGACATGAATCGTCATGATACTGCACTGAATAGTTTGTTAATTAATGCTAAAACTAATAGCCCTGCTCCTGTTGCTGCTGCTCCTGCCGCTGCTCCTACTCCTCCTAAACCAAAGCTACCTACATTGACAGGTGGTAGATGGGATAATGGTGGATCAGATGCTACTCCAGGTAGTGATGCTGATCCAACAAGATATATGGGCATGACGCCCGCTGAATATGACGATTATCTTTTTAATCGTCAGGCGGAAAAAGAATATGGCCTTACCAAGCTAGATGCTAGATCACGTGCGTTGATTCAAGACTTACGTAACCAATCTGCTAAAGAAGTAGCATCAATTACTTCTGCGGCAACGATGTACGGAGATGACCGCCGTCTTGATATTGCAGATGTTACATCAAGGCGTGATAAAGAAGCACGGATGTATGTAGCAGATGTACAAGGATTGGCCACTACAGATAAAGCAAAAATTGATGGTGCTTTTGGCATTCAACTGCAAAAGATTATTGCAAGAGGCGCTGAAGATGTAGAAAAAATCCGTGGCGCGTATGGGCTTGCTGGACAACAGATTGCCGGTGAATACGGCTTAGAACGTGATCGTATTCAAGGTGCTACTGCACGTGATGTCGCCAATAGAAATCGTGACGCACAGATCTTTGGCTCTTTAATGTCTGGTTTTTGGTCATAAATTAAGATTTATTGTTGATAATATAGTTAGAGAAACATTATTGTTTTAATACCATGGCAGTTAACAACCCAGGTGGTTCCCAGTTAAACAAAAACGACGCCTCAGTCGATATCAGAACTTTCCAGGATCTTCTTAATAAGCTGGAAGGTTCCAAGAAGCGTCAACAGCGCCAGAAGTCTGTTGAAGGCCGTCGCGACATCTACGCTCAGGGTCTTGCTTCGATGATGAGCAACTTCTGATCTAAATTAAACTATGGGGTCATAGGCCATGACTGTCAATTCTACTTACGAGAACGACGACTGGTTTGATATTAATAAATACAAACAAGCCGCTCAAGTAGCCTATGATTTCTCCATTGGTAAGATGCAGGAGCAAGGTGACCAAGAACGAGAAACTATCGGAAAAGGCGCTACAGAACAGCGAGCAACTAACCGACAGCAACAAGACTTCTCAGAAGCTGACGAGGCAAGAGATTACAAACAATCTCAAAAAGCCTACCGATTCTGATATCAACTCCCGTGTCTTTGGTCACTGGTTAGATAATTTAGATAGTGCTACGAGAGAGTCGTTTTCCGCTTTTGCGGAGGACACTTTTTCGTCTATTCAGATTTATCTATACGCCAGGTTCCTTGGCTACGATGGATCGATCATTTGCGTTGATGATTGGGTGGCAGAACACCATCCCAAACCTGATCATCAGAAAGTTTTGCTGCATGAAATTAATGAAATGCAGGAAGACATTAGAAAATTGCGAAATGATATCGAGAATTATGCAGTTAAACGTGACGCTGGTGTTGCGCGTATTGCCCAGATGCAAAAAGAATTGCGCGGCACTATTGCACAAGTAGAAAACTTTGTATCTTCTAAGGATCGTAAAGGTTTACTTCTTGCTGGTGCTGATCGCGCTATTCGTGAGTTGATGTCTGTCTTTAAAGACGATCCAATCGAAGGTCCTCTCCAAGAAGCATCAATGTCTGTTTGGGCTAGAATTCAATTTGAAGATTAATTACTCATGGATAACGAAGCCATTGAAAATGGCCTATTAGGTAAAAATAGTATTGCGGATTTAGTCTTATCAGTTGAGCGTAACAGAAGACTGAACCCTAATCAGGAAGTTCCAGAAGATATGGAACAAACACCTGGAATGCCAATTGCTGGTAAATACTCTGGTATGCTTTAAAGATGTATAGGTAAGTCATAGTGCCTTCTCATCTTCATCTTGCTTACAGACGTAATGCAAAAGCTGCAGCAGCAAATCATAGAATTCGTAAGTCAGATCACGAAGATATTTTTAAACAAGCAAGGAAAGATTTTGGTTTCTTTTGTGAATACGTTGCAGATAAACCACCGGCTGCACATCATTTGGAATGGCATAAGCAGCTGGTCACAGGAGAGAATAGTTCGTGTTTAAAAAATATTGCTGGACCTAACATCGATCTACTTGGTCCCAGGGGCAGTGCTAAATCCACTGTCTTGGGTCTTTATACCGCATGGGCTATTGGTATCCATACCATGGCTAAGAAGCCCTTACAGATCCTTTACCTAAGCTATACGGTTGATATTGCACGTTCTAAGTCAGCAACAATTAAACGCATTATTGAATCTAAGAAATATCAGAATGTTTTTCCTAAAGTTAAACTTCTTAAAAACGTCACAAGTAATGAGTACTGGTCAATCGACCACAAGTTTGCTGGTATTGATACAACAGGCGAAGAACAGTTTACTCTTTGCGCCGCTGGACTAAAAGGTTCAGTGACATCTAAACGTTCTCATCTGGTCATCATCGATGACCCTGTGAAGTCTGCCGCTGATATTGGTAACCCAGACATTCGCAAGATGATGCAAGACAATTGGAATGCTGTGATTGCTCCGACAATGTTTGAAGGCGGGCGAGCGATCTGTCTGGGTACGCGATTCCGTCATGACGATATCCATGCCACAACATTTTGCCCTCAGAACAATTGGATGCAGATCGTCCTATCAGCGATCTTAAATAACCAGGAGACAGGCGAAGAAGAGTCATACTGGCCGGAGATGTGGTCCCTAGACTACCTCAAGGAGAAGAAGCGGCAAGCGCCGATTGCTTTTTCTTTCCAGTACATGAATACTATTGTTAGACAGAATGAGCTGTCGCTTGCCCCAGAATTACTGGTGAAAGCTGAGATTGCCACGGAGTTTGATTGCCTTGGTATCGGTGTTGATCTATCAGCAGGTGTCAAAGAGAAGAATGACTATACCGTGATGGTCCTTGGTGGCCGCATTGGCGACAAGATTCATATCATCGATTATCGCAGGTTA